CACCGGCATACCAAATCAACTTTATCTTGTTTGATGAAATTGAAAAAGCCAGTGATGCCTTATGGAATCTATTGCTTGGCATACTTGATAAGGGCATCTTGACACTGGGTGACGGCGGTAAGACAGATTTCCAGAAATCCATAATCACCATGACCACCAACCTCGGCGCGAAGGAGATGGACAAACTCCTCGGCGGAAAATCCATAGGATTCACACCCTGCAGTACCGGGGACGGAAAAATCGAAGGTGTTGCAATTAAGGCAATCCAACACAGATTCACGCCCGAGTTTATCAACCGAATCGACTCGACAGTTGTTTTCAACCAATTGGAACACAAGCACTATGTCGTAATCGCGGACCTGGAAATGCAAGCGGTGCAGCGGCGCATCCTGGCCGCAAACACAGTACCGTTTGTATTGCGGTGGTCGAAAAGTGCTATCGAATTCCTGCTGGAAGACGGCATAGACGCACGCTTTGGCGCACGTGGGCTAAAACGCACTATTGAGCGGCACGTTGTCGTGCCTTTGTCCAACCTTATCGCTACAGGCCAGATACACTCTGGGGACACTGTCACTGTTAATCTTGACGGTGATATTCTCGGGTTCTTCAACCAAGCAGTGTCTGTAGTCGCCAAATAACTCCGCACACATACTTGAGTCCGACCAGCACATACGAGCGCGCTTAATTTGTCTGCGAAACAGACTCGCACAGCAGTTTTACCTCGCCGGGTCGTATCGACACAGCGCACAGCAATTTTATCTCGCACGGCACGAGAACGTGCCGTGCTCACAGGCGAAACTACTTGACACATTAACCTGAAAATTATATTCTTTTTGCCTGTGCTTTCAGAAAACCTGGAATACTTTTTACGAACTGCGACGGAGAAAAGTATATGCGAACAACGCCAATGGCTACAGTCAGTAAACGACTGCTTTTATCCATACACAGCACGAATCTCATAGCAAAGAAACTTGGGCAATATTCAATCACCAGAAACACAAACATCGGAAGCGGCATTACTTCCTATTTCCACGGTATCTGGCAGGACATACGCTCACACATCGACCACCACAGACCATTTATTGAAATACGCCACCCACCGTTTGAACTTGACAATTCTGGCACGTGCTGGCATTGCGACTGTGGAGGTACATCGGAGCGTATCTTCGTGTGGGCGTCTGTGTGCCCGACAGAGGCACGTGTAAAGTCCACAAAACAACCCATTCCCATAAAATCTGGCGAGATATGGCTGTTGAATAACCTTGTGCTGGAGCACAGGGGACCGGCCGGTAATAAGAAGACTAGATGGTTCGTCGTCGTACGTTTCTCGTTAAAGGATTCTTATTCGACACACACAGGTACGTGAAAAATCCAGAAAAACAGATTCCTTAGATGTGTTTTGCGGAAAGTCAAAAATCGGGAAAATTTCCGCTATGTACTAGGTAATAGGTAGTCGGTAATCGGTAATCGCGATGTACAGCACGCATGCAGTACACAATGACAAGTCCGTGTAATATGTGCCCATTTCTAGAGAAATTCTCAGAGAGTTTCACGTTTAAACGCTTGATGGAGTTCAGTAGTGGGGAGTTTCCGTGCCACAAAACTGCAGCACTTGATGACGATGAGAATGCCGGGTTCGTGGCTGTAGGCGTCAGCCAACACTGTGCCGGTGCGCTGATATTCCTTGAGAAACGTGACAGACCACACCAGATGATGCGCATCTGTGAGCAGCTGGGAATTTACGACCGCAGCAAGCTTGATATGACGGCTGGAGTGAGATAATATCGAGTTTGATTGGATGCATTCAATATGACTACAGAAGTATATACCGTGAAATGGCTGCAAAATGGACAAGCAGGCCCCTACCAGGATACCGAACGGCGTGCTTTAATAACAATCACAAGGGACGGGAAACCGGTTAAATGGCACGATAGTGTTGTCAAACAGTGCATTCGCGGAATGGTTGGCGGGTGGTCTGACACCGATAGTCCTGAACATTGCTGGGCATCCCCAACGCTAAAGGAGTTCTATAAGAAATCGACCGGGGAGTGGTATGTACGTGTGGTTGAAGCATACACGGGCTAGACACAGAGGCGAGTCCGTGAAGCGTGCGTGTGCGGACGGGCCCTGTTCCAGTCCACAACCTAGTTGCAAAAACTTGATGGATGCCGATTTCATATATTCGTACTGTGTACGTGCCGCCTACGCATAGCCGCAATAATTTTACAAAAACCGGCCCGACTTTCCTGGACAGCAATAGGCCCCAAAAAACGGCCCCAACTCTGGGAAAGTGCAATAGGGGGTAAAAACGTACCATCTATGAATTTTCATAGACTTCCATAAATGGGATATGATTTATGGAATACCATATATGATATTCCATTTTCCGTATATGGTTTAACGTATGTGCACGTTGAGTACCAAACCCTGCACAAGCATTTTAAGTACCAAAAGCATAGCACGAATGGAACCTGGATTGCAAGAAATGAAATCCATTCTCAATTAGGCGTGCCGTGAGCAAGTCAAGGGCCAAATTGCAAAAAGGCCTTGCCAGTGAAAAAAGTATTTTTTTGCGTGGTACCCGGCCGGTTTTCGCGTATGAACGCAACCTTGGCACGTTTCCGGCGATTTAAAGCCTATTTCGATAATTCTCGAAATATACCCCCCTAATTGAGAATGGATTTCATTGGAACGTCACGTGCAATACGCCCGCGCGCGCGTGGCACGTTTAGTTCCAAAGGCAAATGACACTTTGGCATTGAATATTCACGCTTTTGCATGAATATTGTACAAAATGTCAATGAATATTCATACTTTTGTATGAATATTGTACACTTTGTACAAAATACGTGGGATAGTCTTACCGCAAGTTGTTGATTTTGTTATTTGGTACACGCATTGCACTATGCATTCCGTCTTCGGCTCTTTGACAATTCGGTGTCCTCCCAGCGCGCGGTACAGCGTAGTGACACGGGAAGCGCTAGCAGCGTTAGGGGGGACTGGAAAATAGAGCAAGCCAAGCAAATTGCTCAAATTGGCTGACATAGGTTAACACCTTGAGGCCACGCCCTATCAGGTAAAAATGGTTAGGCGTAGGAAAACAGCAAAAGCCTTGCGCTGTATACCGTTGAAAACAAAGCATGATTGTGTCGCTATCGGCTAACCGGAAAGGCCGCTGCGTTCTCAACGCGGAGATGCAGGTTCGAGTCCTGCTAGCGATATGCACTATTGCCGTAAATACATGTGAAATCTATTGATAGAGGAGCAGAAAATGACAGAAATTGTAAAAGAGTTTGTCCCCTACAGTGGGTGGGCCGCATTGATGGCACTATGCTTAATTGCCTCTGTGCGTCTCATCCTAAACCGCACCTAAATCTCGCAGAAAGGCCACCCCATGACGTTCTCACACGAAACCTTACAGTCTACACTACAGACCTTGACTACAGAAACTGCAATGCGCATGCTTGCGCTTGCTGGCAGTACGCACGAATTTGAAAACCTGCTCATCGGGCTTGCGCGGAATTTCAGCGTAGAAATTCCCGCTCACGTACACACGACAATTGCACAGGCATCTAAACGCTGGCATGCTGCAGCACGAAACCGTCAAATCAACTACAAAGCTTGCTAGAAAGGAAACGTGTAGTGATGATTTTCGACACTGACACAGTCCACGTTGAACTGGTAATGGCTGAGGGCGTGTGTGAATACCCATCTCTTGACCACTACAGTTTCTTTGCGCGAAACGAGTCAGAGATTGTAGAGACTATCAACAATCTCTATAGCCTCGGGCACAGAATTAACGGTGGGGGCATGTTTACTCCGTTGGATGCCCCGCATACAGCGCCTAAGATCACTGCGACTATTAATTCAATCGCACGCCAGCTTCGCGAGGCGGTAGAATACTCTGATGTTTACGGTCTGCATTGGCAGGATGCGTGGCAGTATCGTGAGCGACACCGTTTCCGTTCTGGCATCTACCGCGCGCTACCTAACACCATTTCCATCGCACAGAGCTTCCCGCGCGAACACTACGCCCACCTACCCAACGACCCAGACGACCACGAAAATATTGCGTTTACCGCTACGCCGGAGAAAGGGCGCGCGGACTGTCAGACGGTCATGAGTTTCGGACGGTATCTCAAAAAATACCTGCCGACGATATCTGACGCCAAAATACAAGAGTATGTCCGTCTTTTCCGGGCCGCACAAGAGACAGAAAATTTTGACCTAGCCTATGCGACTGACAAAGCAACAATAACGCGCATTTTCGAGACTAAAATGTGTGCACAAGACTCAACTACTCTTAGCTGCATGTACGGCAAATTTACCGGCAGCAAATTCGCGGACAACAAACCCTATCACGTGTACGCGGACAGCAGCGACGTAGCTGTTTCGTATCTGACTGACAGTACTGGTCAAATTATTGCACGCAGCGTAGTCAGCACACGCCAAAAACACTGGATTAGACTGTACGCTATCCGCGTTGGCGCAGCTAGACATGAGGTATACATCCAACGTCTAAAGTCCGCCCTAGAGGCCGAGGGTTATAAGCACGGCAGCTTATTCGGGGACAGACTGACAAAACGGTACGATACTTACGGGGAAAACATTGGACCCTATCTAGATAGCAATGCGGCAGGTATTATTTCGCACGACAGAAATTTCTGGGTAGTAACCGATAATGATGATGCAGAATATGTAATGCAAAACCAAGACGGATATATCACAGAAATATATCACTACATCTGCAATATCTGCAATGACAGATATAACAATGCAGACGATGTCACACCGATAGGTGACTACTGTTACTGCAACGCATGCAGAGACGCACACTTTGTCCAGGCCAAGGGACTGTATGGCAAGGTATGGACCGACATCGAAGCCACAATCCTAGATTGCGACGATAATTACTATACGCAGCGTTACGCCGATCGCCACTTAGTTTTTCGCGACGATACGTACCATACCGCGGATTGTGCGCACCTATGCATCGAGTGCGACAATTGCAGTTTTGAGTCGACGGACGAGGACGATTTTGTCGACGGACTGTGTGCCGATTGTCAATCTGCTGACTGTGCGGGTTTTGCAACTACAGACAATCTAGGGTGCGACTTTGTCGGTCGTGCGGACGAACTAACAGACGGGCTATGCAAAGCTTGTCACGAAAGAAAGGTGTATCAGAGTGAAAATCAAAAGGTCCTTGCTATCGGAAATGCTAACGTATAAACGCCCGCACGGTAGCAGGAGCGAGCGCGATTTTATCGGGCGATTTATTGACACAGTACCAGGCATGCAAGCTGATAACTTTGGTAACCGTTATCTACGGCTTGGGTATCAGCCTAGCACAATGATAAGCTGTCATACCGACACCGTACACTCCGACGGTGGCAGGCAAAATATCGCGTATGACTCTAGGCTAGCGGAGTACCGGCTAGTTGAGACAAAACCAAAACCGAAATCAGCGCGGTATGGAGCACGGTTTTCAGGCCGTACTAACGGGCACTGGCACAAAGACTGCCTCGGGTCAGATGATGCAACGGGAATTTTTGTAGCGCTCAATATGATAGCTGCGCGCATACCCGCGCTATACGTGTTCCACCGTGCCGAGGAATGTGGAGGTCGTGGGAGTGAGTATATAGCGATGCACACCCCAGAACTAGTCAAAGGTATTGATAGGTGCATCGCCTTTGATAGACGCGGCCGTACGGACATAATCACGCATCAAATGATGGGCCGGAGTGCAAGCAATACCTTTGCGCTTGCCCTTGCAGATGCACTGGGCATGCATCACGCACCCTGTCCACTCGGCACGTTTACCGATAGCGCAAACTACGCTGACCTGATACCGGAGTGCACAAACGTCAGTGTCGGCTACTCCCTAGAGCATACCTCACGCGAGAGCCAAAACTGGGACTATCTCGAAGAACTGGTAGACTCAGTATGCACCCTTGATTTCAGCCAATTGCCTGCCGTACGCCCGCTATGGGACCAGGCTGCTTATGTCACCGTCAAGCGTAGCAACGTAGCGCGGTACGGTCATACTGTCACAACGTATAGCGACGAGCCACTAGCGACTGTCAGAAACACGCGCGCATACCTTGACAGGTACATCGCGGACAGCTACGGACCTTGGGACTCCGATAACGACTACTGCTCTCTACGCTCACAATATGAGTACATGGTAACCCGCGATGAGTAAAAAAGACTATATCGCAATCGCGGCATGCCTCAAGAGCGTAATACAAAGAGACCTATTCGCGCCTATAACGATCCAGCTACTTGCCGACCAATTGTGTCGTGTGCTCCTTGCCGACAATCCAGCATTCGACGCGTGCGTGTTTCTAACCGCGTGCGGGTTTCCGCCCGCACGCAAAACGAAAGGGAAAAAATGAGGATTATTTTCAAGACTATCCGAGGCCACAAACGTTGGTTTTTGCTTGACGAAAACGGCGAAAAACTAGCGAAGTTTTACTCGCAGCCCACGCGTGAGGCGTGGGACACCTTGAGTGCGCTTGGCGTTGCATTTTTGAGATATCGTGGGCGTGTGAACGCCCGCTGCGACGCCAAGCGCAGAACTAGAGTCTATCGAGACGACTAACGACTTTCGACGGTACCGTACAAATGTACGGTACCGTGTACGAGAAAACGGTTTAAAATCAGCAGTTTACGCACTATCTTGTCGTATGAACTACTGATGTAGTACTGATGTAGTCGTTAGGTCCCAACCCACTACTACCGGCGTCAACTACTGATGTAGTCGTCGGCATCAACCACAATAAAAACAAAAATGCAAGGGGGAAGATGCAAGTCAATTCTTCGATGATCGAGACAATCAATTACGACAGAATCGGTCGGTTGATTGTCAAGTTCAAATCAACAAAAAAGGAGTTTATTTTTTTAGACGTACCTGAGTCGATTTTTCTTGACTTGTGCACATGTGCTGATATTGGCGATTCGGTCGGCTCACGGTTTAACGCACTTGTCAAGGGTAAATTTAAATTTCTTCCGAGAGAGGAGTTTGAGCATGTTGTACAAAGTCGAAGTGATAGCAGATAACAGTGGGACGTGGGCTGGCAACGGACTGACGTTCGCGACTCTCGAAGACGCAAACGACTATGCGCGCGACTTGTATGCGCGATGGACGGCTGTGCGAGATTTTCGAATTGTTGAAACTGCGGATGAGGGACTAGCACTGTGATTGATATCAATCTGTAAGTAAAAAACTGAAAGGTAGGGTAAAAATGCGAGAACGAGAGTATGACTTGATGGACGGGAACCTGTACCGGAACGAGATTGTCTATACGCTGTCATGGCGCGTGTGCGCTCTGATACTGGCAGTGTCGCTAGTGCTGCTAGTGGCTGCGATCCCTGACCTGTTATGGGGCATGTTCGGACACTTATCATGATACGCGGCATACCCAGCATGATGCTGGGAGAGGCAACTAGCTACTGTGTAGATTGCGGAAAAGTGCTGTGCGAAAACTGGGAGCCAGTGTTTTTCGATAACGGGAATGGACTGAGATATCATGGGGGTATCTGTGCCATGTGCCTGGCGGAGTGTTACTCCGCCAGGTTCCCGATGGACAGGCCAGAGGCATCAGACTACGGTGCCGCAGGCATGCACATGTATCATTCGCACGACCCACCTGACTGAGACACAAACTAGCTATGCCTGCACGAGCTTTAGCGAGTGCAGGCATAGCGTCTTTCCCATACATTTATTTTCTTGACGTTCCTCCACAAAAGGACTAAGACCTTTTCCTTTCGCTAGACTCAGGGTAGCACATGCGCGCATGTTTGTGTAGATTATTTTCGTGTGCGTTGAACATGCGACATCTTCGTTCGCTTCGCTCACTCAGATGTCTTACACGATGTCAAGCAAATAGATTTCCTACGGACGCACTGGGAGGCTAACTTCCAAGCGCAGCGGAAATATTTTTTCCCCGGTCCGAGCGACTAGTAACCACTAAAAAAGAAAAGAATTTAATCATTCCACCTATCAGGTTGAAATCCAGGTGTAAGTCTACATGGACTGTATTATGTAATGTATTATGTATACGGGCGGGAGTCGCGTTCCTCTTTTCTGCCTTCTTCTCTGCCCAGGGCTTGCGCAAGCTGGCGTGCTTCATCAATAAATGCTTGTAGCCTACTGGTAACCAGTAGGTGGGTTTCCTGTGCTTTCATGAATGCCAACAGTGCCATTGTCGTCGGTAGGATAAATCCGATAATGGTTGCAATGAGTTGCGTATTATCGTGCTCTGGGCGTATAGCTGTGACTAGGACAACTGCTGCAATGCAAGTAACAGACATGACAGCAATTGCAATTAGGTAGGGGGTGTCGGGTTGGTTAAAACCACGTATTCACTAATTATACTGACAAGTTGCATTTGCGACCTAGTCGCACCCTAATTGGGTAGTGTCCTAACAGTGTGTGTGGAATCGTCTGTTTTTCGTCTTCACATAGTGGGCCGAAACACGAAGGCCCGCGATTGATCCTTTGCGAGAAGCCGTCGCGGGCCGTGGTGAGCGTTCTGACTTTTACGGGGGCGTACCTCAGCAGCATAGAGGAGCCGACTACTTGTCCAACGTGTTAGCGTCGGACAGGATTGATAGACCCGCTATCATTTTGGACGCAAGGCCCGTAGAAAGGTAAGTCCTAAGTGACCACCCACCGACACATTAATAGGACACTACTCCTAATCGGTGAGCAGCTCTTCAAAGGCTTCGTTGTTTATCGTCACTTTTCCCAATCTTTATTCCGTGCTGGCCGGTGCTTGATACCGGCTCTGGCGTTGGCTGTGACGAGCAGGACATGACCCTACTTCTCATGACGTCATACGTTCGTGATCGAGTACACATCGGCCTGTCCCGCTGCTACGCACAGTAATTTATGCTATATAAAAGTCCTCTGGGCCCTTAACACCAAGTTCTACCATTAGGGACGCAAGCGACCATATCACTAGGACTTGTACTTCTGGAGAGTCGCCAAATCTCTTCTTCATAGCATCCTGAACTCTCATCCCAGCCTCGTGTACCTGCGTTACTGTGAAGACCTTCAGTGGGCGTTCGCTGTCTATTTTGAGCATATTATGTGTTGTGTCTACGAAGAGCAACAGTGGCAACTAGCCTTCCAACAGTAACTGTTACACACTGTGGTCTCTGTCTCGCGCTTACCTTCTCTACAGCCTTCTGGGTGCTGCCCAAGACACTGGCAGGGTTTTTTCCCATCTGGCATATTGCTCGGGGTGCAAAACTCTGTAGGTTCCTTGTGCTGTGGCGGAAACGGATTCGGGTCCACATCATCTTCAGACGGTGGAGATGCTGGCGGAGCTGGCGGGTCTTGTGTCAATGCAGCCCCTATCACATACAGCGATAGACTCAGTCCTACCGTCAGCACAGTACCGGTTAGAGTGGTTTTAAGTGACATCTGTGTCCCTCTTTTCTAGTGCGTGGTCGCGTAAACAACAATGTTAGTCATTAGTCTCGCTGCAAACATGGCCATATCAATAGGATACTTCGGATTATCTGCAAATTCCAACCCGTCTCCGGTGTCAGAATTCCAAACCATCAGTACGCTTATGTTACCAGATTTGTCGAAAATTGCAAATACTTTCGGAGTCTCGCCAGATGGTCCATTTTCCCACTTCTCGCAGCCCGTACACATCGCCAACTGGTCATTGAGAACACGCTCTATTTTGTCTATTCGAAAGAAACAATGGAACAACGGATGCTGCGGCCACAGTTCCAGTATCTCAGACCCCGGTAATATGCGCGCCAGTACATTTTGCACGGTTTGCATCTCATAATCACCGTGGAAATCATCCAACCATAGAAATCCACCGCGTGCCAGCCACTCGCGCAGTAATAATACCTGTGTCTCGGACAGGTTCATTTGTTCGGGTTCTACAACATACAGAAACGGATACCTGTATATAGTCTCATCCAGTTGCACAAGACGTGTATCTGTATGGATACGCGTCATGCGGTTGATCAGTGCTGCAGTGTGCTTGTCAGCTACCGGATAGTCTGTGTACCAGTTTTTAATCGAGGTATCATCCAGAAGTCCAGGGTACTGCAACCTGGCAAACACAAACTCTGTGTCATCGCGAAACTGTCTCACACCAGAATCTTGCGTAATGGAAAGAAAGACTAGAAGCAATATGGCAATTACATGGCCCACTTTGCACGGCGCTCTGTACCCGGCTTACGTCGGTGCTGGCGTGGCGGTCGCTGGGCTATCCACTTGTCCAATTCCGTCTTCAATATGAAAAGTTTGTTGTTGATTTCGAATGTTGGTATCTGTTCCTCTTCGATAATCCGCCTGAAATGACGCACATGTATGTTCGCCTGTCTTGCTGCGTTGACCATGTCGAAGATGAAGCGGTCCCGCATAGATGGTTTTCTATCTAGCATTCAGTTTGTATCCCCCGCAAGGTGTGTGAAATAGTAGATTGCAATTCCTCAAACGTTACGGTTGCAGTCCCAGGCTTACCAACCGCAATCCCGGCTGCTGTGTTGGCCTCATAGACAGCCACCTGCATGGCTTTGTTCGATGCGTATGCCAATGCCAATGCTGCAACAAAAGTGTCTCCAGCACCAGAGACGTCAAATACCGCCTGTGATTTTGCTGGAAAGTGCAACGGTTTCTGTACACCGCCCACTAGTGTCGCCCCGGCAGCTCCCTGTGTGATAATTGTGTAGAGACAGTCAATCGTTTTACACAAGAACACACCCAACTCATCTACTGGCAGGTGTTCGTGGTTTCCTCGCAACTGTGCCATGCGTATGGCTTCGTCCAAGTTCGGTGTTATCGCAAAAACGCCCTGGTTTGCATAGCAGTGTGTGTGTGCAACTCTCGGGTCCACAAAGACTGGTACATCGTACTTCTGTGCAATCTCACAGCATATGAACACAACACGATGGTCAATCATACCGTTTGCATAGTCCGATATTATCAGAGCACCGGCATCGGCGATACGCACATGCATCTCCAGCACCTTGCGCAGATACCCCGGGTCCACGGGATTGATAGCATCGTTGTCAAGTCTGACAATTTGCTGTCCATTCACAACGATGCGCGTTTTTTCTGTAGTTGAGTATTGGGCAGTCCCGCAGCCGATCATGGGTATGCTGTATCGTGTGAGCGTGTTACACAGCATTGTACCAGCCACATCCTGGCCTGGTGCACAGACTAAGATGGGGTTGCCGCCAAGCGTGCGAATGTTTGCCGCTACATTCGCCGCACCGCCCAGCCTATATTCTTCCGATTGTACTTCGGCAACTGGGACAGGCGCTTCCGGCGACAGTCGCGATGCAGTGCCATAGATGTATTTGTCCAGTATAGCATCACCAACCACAATAATCGGTTTGTCTGTATACTGGAATGTCATTGTTGGTATTTTTCTTTTAACTCTTCGAGTACGGCAAGTTCCGATTCACGTTTCTGTCTTGCTTGTTCTGCTGCGGCTTCCTCAATTACCTTGAGTCGGGCAACGTTCTGTCTAGTGACCCATGTACGTATCTCGCCGTGTGTACCACCCTCAAACAGTTCCGCAGGTATATGAACTATCACCGGCCCACTTTCATTGTAGGCTACAACGATTGCAACAAACGACGGATGCATCTGTGCAACAAAGGGTTGAATTACTGGTATTCTTGCGCCCTCACAAGCAAAGTGTTTCCATTCAACAACCAGTTTTCCTATAAATGCCGCACGTGCTGCAATATCGCGCTGTGTTTGCAGGAACTCAGCAATCAACGTAGCAACCTCATTGCGTCTGCCTGTCGCTGTTCCGGTACTATATCATCGAATAGAAGTGGTATCTTTGCTTGAAATTCGTGCAATAACGGAATGCTGACCTGCTTCATCTGGGGATGCGTTTCTCTCGAAGTTCTCATGATGAAAAAATGACGCCATGATCGCAAATTGTAGGTAACTACGATTTTACTGGCCAATCCCGTAGGTAGAACAGAGCGCGCAATCTGTGGTGGTACCCCTCGGGCAAGCATGCTCATATAAGACGACTCGGACTGAGCCACTGCAGCGTGCCAATCTGCTTCGGCACACTGGCGCTCATCCGGGTCAGATATATCAAGAAAATCGGGCTTAATGACCTTGGCCTCTCCACCCTTCTTTTTGTAATTCACAAACCTCGTGGAGTTGTGAACAATAAATCCGTTGGCAAGATAGTTATGGTGAGTGGCCATCTCTAGGTCATACACACGCTCTATCCCCACATACAGTATCGAAACGATCTCATCTATAACCGGCACCACTCCTATGCGGAATTTAGAATGTGCCTTCACGTGGCATTTACGGCATAATTTTACGAGGTTCTCGATATTGTTATTGGAAGGGACCTCGTCAATATGATGAACTTCAAGCCGCTTGGTAGACTCACACACCTCACATGCCGTAACGTCTTTTTTTAGAAATTGCGCCTTACGCCTCTGAGTTTGTCGGACCCCACCCTTCCAATTCGAATTGGACTCACCACTGCCATTGTGGTGCTGGTGCTCCCGCAAAGAAGCAACTTGCCTGCCAACGGATGGACTATCCGCCTCAGATAGCCCTTTGTTCCACGGCGTCCGCCCATTTCGGTAACCGGAGAGGATGGAATCCCGCATACGTATCCTGGATTTCGGCGTGTGATTTTTGTTGTATTTCTCCTTGTTTTTATCGTTACGGCGATCCCTAAAAACTCCGAGTTGCCGCAACCGCCGAGTAACGGTGCTGTATGGGACGCCGTGTTTGTCAGCGATTTCTTGAGGACATGTCCCTAGATCGAAAAACTCTGTATAGAGTTGAGTATCGTTGAGGTGCAACAAACACGGTCTCCCATTCACCATAACAGAACTGCCTATACGTAGTGACTCCAGCCGCTCAAATCTACCGTCAATAGTCTGAAACTCATGTGCCAGTGTGGACTTTATCCTGTAACCGCGCTCAGTGGTTACCTGATAGACAGGCTGTAATCCTTTATCGAAGACATTAGCAATGGCGTTCCGAACAATTACATTTCCGTCAGATGACCGTATTTTTTTGCCTATCAGGCCCCTATTGTAAGCATCTTTAATTCGCAATGAACTGGTCAACCACGTATCACCAGAAACGCATTCCTGAGTGTAACTTCCGATTCGGTGCCGAACCCACTCGTGAGTAATTCCACGGTCCACAACGGCTTCCACAGTTACCTTCTCGTGCTCGATAACAGACAGGTCACCGTGCTGCATGACAACACTGCGCAGAAGTCTGTCGTAACTGTCCTCTGTTATAGCGTCCTCGCTACGGTGCGATACGCGTGCTGCGTATTCGATGCGCCGAAGCATCGCGATCCCATCGCTGCGGGTAAACATCCCTGCACTAGCGGATACCGGTTCACTAGAGTAGTATCCAATCAATGGACTCATCATTTTTGCGTACGGCGCAATAATTTGCATACTATTTTAGCTTGATTAAGATGCGATTCGTTGGCAGCACTACACGAGAATCATAGTGTGCAATCAGCACGCGCGCATAGTCTCGGGCATCCTCGAACAGCAACCATAGGATACCGAGAATGGCAACGCGCGACACAAACCACAAGTCCACAAAACTCCACAACACCAAGCCGATCCACAAAGCAACTGGCACGCTGACAATCTTACTATACAAAAACCAACGGAACGGCGTCCAAAGTATCAATTTGCGCACGAATCTCCCCACAGTCTCGTATTCTGGCTGATGCGCATTACCGCCCAATAGTAGATAATAGCAATACCATTTCCACAGAAGTGTACCAGGTTCTAGGTCCAGTATCATCGAATATGCATCGCTATCTGTGGATCATCCGATACTCAATTAAGAACTATGCGTCCCGGTGGTGTAGGTACCAGACCCGGGGCGCGCACCGGCTGATTTGTGTCCAGTGTTAAGGCGTTTATGTCAAGAATCAGTTGTGAGATTGTCCTCGCACTCCAATCATCCGTAACAATATCCAGATACATCAGGAGAAGCGTGGCGAGTCGGGTGGCAACAGCTGCGCACGGTATAGCTGGCAATCCCGCATCTCGGCACTCACCGGCTACCGACTCCACGGCACGAACAGTTGATAGCAGTATTTTTTCTTGATCTTCCCTACTCAGAGACATGCCGCAGCCCCTTTCTAATTCGTGCAATCAATGTAAGATTCCCTGTTTGTATTGCCATTCTATACCGGCTAATTAGAATGCGGTCCTTTGTGTACATCACCCTCTTGTAATCCCGCAACCGCTGCATGTGCGGTAAAGTCAAAAAAACCCGCAATTGGTCTTCGAACTCCAGCGGTTCGACTTCCATGTCATCTATCCACCTCTGCAATGTACGCCTGGATATCTGCAATTCGGCCATTGCAGATATGTACGAATAGAAGTATTTCTGGGGACTGGACTTTGCGTTCCTGTGCCTTGCTTGATCGGCCATAAAAGCCGATTATACACGAGATTACGGAACGGCACTATTTTACACGGTCCCAGCCCTGATGTCAAATGTTATCGCCGCAAGGCGGCTTCACCGCCAGAATTACCATCGTTGGATTGAAATAAAACAGTATACAGAAACATTTCAGTCCATCCCCCGATCCCAGGAGCTAGGCTTTCGCGGTTTCCTGCAATGTTGAGAATTTGGGGACGGTAACTGTTTAACCACTCGCGTGTGTTGAAGAGTGTTGTTGAGTCCTGAAAAGACAGCAGCGGAGTGACCATGATTCTCTGCCACGGTTTGGAATACTTACAACACAAGCGCTGTGTCAACTTACTGCCAATAGACTGTACATCTGCTCTTACAATAATAATAGTTGCATCCGCATCCCTGACGTTTTCCTCGGTTCGCGGTGCGTAATTACTACTCGTATGCTCACACAGTCCATATAAATCCCCTATTGATTTCCAGTTGCCGTTCTCTGTACGGTACCCTTTCGGGGCCCACCCGCCAGTGGGTATACCGAGCCTGCGTGCGGCCTTCAGTCCACCCATATCGGCACCGGTCTGCATGCCGGATATGATCTTTGACGGTCTCCAGACAGATTTACCGTCGTGCATCACACAGCCCCAGTGTCACGGCAGCGACCACGTACAGCAAGGCCACCAGCACCGTAAATTTTACCATTATGTATTCCCCGTGTATAATACTACGCAATGACAACCACGATTAGCAAGAAGATTCTTGACTCCATTCAGACTTTAGCCAAAGACAACCCAAACATCAGCAATCGCGAAATCGCCTCCCGTCTCGGAATCGGCAAAGACACGGTCAATAGGCACAGAAAGCATGCACGCGAGACGTTGACACAGCAAGAGGAACACCGATTACGCCGAGAGAATCGCCAACTGCGCAGTCAGTTAAGCACTATCTTAGATACACAGGCACGTGACGACAAATTTGCTGAATTCGCAACAAAGCTAGCTGCCAGCAGCCCCAAAATCCCAAAATGGCAAAGCAAGCCAGCCTCCAAAACAAAAGACACAGCCATAGCCTGTGCAATGGCATCGGATTGGCACTTGGATGAAGTCGTGTTCCAGAACCAAGTAGGCGGTGTCAACAGGTACAACAGAGATATTGCGGAAACACGGTGCGGCCAGTTTTTCGACCATACTGTGGGCCTTGCAAAACGATACATCAGCGGTATCGAATTTGGTGGACTGTACCTGTTACTCGGCGGGGACATGTTCAGTGGTACCATACACGAGGAACTAGAGATGACGAACGAGGGTACAATTGTTGAATCCATTATCCACTGGGTGGAACCTCTAGTATCGGGTATCCGTTATCTCGCCGACAACTTCCGCCATGTGCACATTCCGTGTGTTGTCGGTAACCACGGCCGCCGCACGCGCAAACCAATTGCGAAGAACCGTGCACAGGATAATTTTGACTGGCTGTTCTATCACATGCTGGCAATGCAACTGAAAGATGACCCACGCATTACTTGGAATATTTCTCCGGCCGCAGACTGCCCATTTGAGATATTCCACACAAAATTTCTACTGACCCATGGAGACCAGTTTCGTGGCGGTTCCGGTATCGCGGGTGCAATTCACCCGTGGTTACTGGGCAATGCTAGAAAGCTGAAGACATACACTGGCATGGGGCAGTCCTACGATTGGCTGGTCCAGGGCCACTGGCACCAGCTCACGCTTGGCGTAAGTGGGATTATAACAAACGGTGCGTTGAAGGGCTTGGACGAGTATGCATATGTATCGAACTTCCCATACGAGCCGCCACTACAGGCACTTTGGTTGGTGCAGCCGAATGTCGGTATCACAGGAAGATGGCCAATTCACGTTCTCGGGGATGACGAAGACTACTCCCAGTAGGTAATACAATACTTGACACCGCCACGGTAACTATCGCTTCAGTAGTAACACCGGACACTAACACGTACCACAGTTGAGCAGAAGTGGTACCTAACTGCATTGCTAGATCCCGCAACAGACTAATCAGTTCTTCATTCATCATCTTTCCCCCGCAAGAAGCCGGTTAAATGCTTCTAGATTACCAAGTGCGGCGTGAACAGGGTTGTGGTCATGTTTCGTGATACGCAGCCGTTTCCACTCTTGGGTATTGTTCCAATCGTTCATCAACCCAGCATAGAAATCGCTGATTCTTCGTGCGGAATGCCCAAATGGGTTGGATGTGCCAGCAACCAAAAAACCCGCATTGATCCACTGCCAATCGAACGCAGGGTTATCACTTACAAAAATGGGCCTTCCTTTGTCATTGGACACATCAATTATCCAACTTTTGAACTGCATAAATACTCTCGCACTATCCTCTTTATACAAAGAGTAATCATAATGTGGTGCCTGTGTAGAGACAGCCGGATTTTCTGGTGACGGCATTGTCGGCATAATCATCCCGTGGAAAGTTTCGCAAGATGGGTGTGCTACCGCACCGAATTCAGTAAGAGCGCCAGTACTTGGGCACCCTCCATACGCTTCACAGTCTACAAAAATCAATCCCATATACACCAGACCTCAGCAAAGATTCTAATGCATCTATTGTCTTTTCCGCACTTGTATGTGTAATCCAAACACCACCGGCATTAATCCACTTCTCACGGTACTTTTCCCAGTCATCAATCAAGATAGCCCACGGGCGGCAGTGTAAATATTTTTCGCGCGACAATACACAACGTACTTCGACATCCGGTCCCAGGTGCCTGGCACACCACTCACGTTTGTTGTCGGCTGCTTCGGAGACCGACACCGGCACGCCGGTCAGTATAACAGGCTTATACGGGGCTATGTACTCCCACAGCACGTGCATATCCGGCATCGGTGGGATATTCGCGAAGAATCCTCTAGAATCCTGCACGCGCTTCCAGTCTATGGTGTCCCACTCTTTGTCTGCGTGCTCAATGTGAGGGGCAGCAATACCGAATGTTTCCATGTAGTGTCTGTCAAGATCAGCTAAAACACCATCAAGGTCGCAGTAGATTTTCGGTTTCATTCTATGCCTGCCCACGCGCTGTCTCTATGGCATGCTCCAAAACTCGCATAATGTCGTCATAGGTTGTTGCGGGTGCATCGTTGAACGCGGAAACAGAACTGAAATTGTACAAAAGTTGTTGTATTGCACACCCGAGCGCAGAAACCACAGATGGACTGGCGTATAGGACATCGAAAGTACCGCTGCAAGCACCCAATAGGCAGTATTGCACACCATTCCTGTAATTCCATTTTACCCACCTGTCCGGTGTACTGAGTCGCGTCTTGCCAAGTTCTAAGCATTCTAGAGTTGTCATAATGAGACAATCATCCCATGAAAGACAAATTCTTCTGGTTTGTTTTCGGTGCCACGGTCCTGAGTATTACAGAACAGACCATACCACCGGATTATGTGCGTTTTATGATGCTACCACTGGTACTTGTAGCAATGTGTATGAAGATCATGCACGACTAGCATATTCCTCTTCATACACAAAAACATTCCGCTCTTTTAGAACCCTGTCCAAATATCTAGCGGCTTCCTTTCGTGTAATCTTACTTCGGTCCAATTTTTTGGACCATCTACCGGCAAACATGAACATAGACGCGCTGTGATCTAAACCCAGGATTTTTTCCGCCTCATCGTGGATCATGTAACCGGACAGGCTGGAGCCATTAACACGAAGCTCAAGTGCCGGACTGGCGAGCTGGATCACGGTTTCTCCAGCTATGCATACCGCAGAACCGCACGCAGGACCGTTACTCCGCAACTGCTTCACTGTAACAACGCTATCTGTAACAACGCTGTCAGGCTCCTCCATCCAAACTGTGATATACCCCTGCATATTAAACTTTTTATACTTCGTCTGGCGCATACTAGCTAAATGATCGCGCATCTTTCTGATATTTTTCCAGTTAGGCCCACTACTCTTAACCATTATTAATCTCCGTTCTTTGTGCCCGGCGGGTAAACGCGCACGTACGGCTCGTGCGGCATTGGAACCTTAGATGCCAGGAGTATTCGCGCAATAAGTAACGCGTCCAATTTACCGAGTTTGCCGAGATTTTCGCGCAGTTTGTCCTCGACCAGCGCAAGCCTGGGCTCTGGCTTTATCAAATTTGCGTGCCAATCACCTCCGTGCGTGTCCGTATACGTGACAATATCTGCATCTACACTTGACATGCACTCTTTGATGTCGTCCGTAATGGACGATTTACGGTGTTTGTATTCGGCTTCTTTGGTTGCTGCATGTTTGTACGCCTTGAACAGCCCTGGCATATCCATTTCCTGTAGCAAGGGCTCCTGTGTGACATCCACAACCCGCTTATCTTTTTCTGCTTTTGACACTTGACATCCCCTTTCGTCTGTGAGCCGGGTCGTGCCGACCCGGCGAAGTTAAACCGCTAGTGCGATGACCGTGACCCTGACCGTGTGCAGCATAGCTAGTTCAGTGTTGCCGTCTTTCTGCCATCTCGGCGGACGGCGCACCTCAAAGGCCGGTAGAAGTAGGACCGGGTGGCAGAATCTTAGTAGCTTTTAATTCGCTGGTGCACCAGCTCACAAGTACTTGTCGATTATCCCTGAAATAGTCAGTATTAGAATAATGCCACAACCGCCAATAGTAAGTATATCTCCATAGGAGAGACTTAGTAGCATGTTGCGGTCGTCGAACAGCCATTCCATGAAATAGCCCAACGCTTTCACTCAAAAACTATCCTTCCACTCGGGAATTTCTTGAAATACTCCAATGCCAACGACGCGGCACCTGCACTGTCGGCACACGCTGGATGCCAACAGAGTTCGAAATTCTCGCACACTCTGCCCATTTCGTCAATGATTGTATTGAGGACCTTTTCAGCTTCCATCAATCGTGTTTTCTCCATTATATGAAATGCCTTCCTGGCGTCCATTTGGGCGGTTCTTCCACCAGAAGAGCAGCTTCCACCAGACCGACATAGACATTATCCAAGTTTTCAACACCCAACTCATTTTCACTGAACCCATTTGTGCGTAATGTGTTCCTTACAGCCATACCCCACGATAGATGATACCGCGCCCACCACGTCTGCGGGTTTTTAGATTCGGCTTCACGTATCTGCACTTTTATCTCTTCGGTGAGATGTGTACGCAGGAAATCTACCGCTTTTCTGCGTATATCTGGGTGGAGTTTTCCCAACGCATCGCGGTGGTACGTTTTCCAGTCTGTTATTCCGTTGCCCATTTCACGTCCTCGACTCTTCTGCATATAAGACACCACTTCTCGCACACCGCACCTACGGCATGGTTCCACATACGCCCGCACAGGCATTTGTGGTGGCAATACTCTGCGGGTGGCGGCTCCGGCAAAGGGTCATTATCCGTTGGAATGATGAATACCACGCTATTTACGTGCCCCTATCAAGTCCACTAGCGTTTTTACTTTCGGCTCTCGCATGCAATAGTCACACACTACCGGAATCTTGGCACGCATGGAGTGACTGCGTAGCGGAACGAACTGTTCACTGCTCAGTAGTACACCGCCACTGACACTATAGTCCTTGTATGACGAGAAATCACAGTTAGATTGGTCTGGAACACCTGCACTATCCAACCGTATCTCAAATATAGACTCCACTATAGTATTGGTGCACAATAAACACCGGCTCTGCCGTTTTAACTCCATTTAATAGCCTCTCTCCTGCCGCTTGCGCAACTTTTTGTACTCTTTTGCGATAAATGCCGCGAATGCGTTGTCGGCGACCCCTCGGACAGTGGCACGTGCAAACTGCTTCAACTGTTTCCCAGTAGACCGAGTATCGAACGGTTGGACTGGCCCTAGTACTAGCGCATTTCGACTTGCTTGACCGGTTAAATCCCGAACAGCAGTCTGTTTTGCACGCCCTAATGCAAGTGCCCTTCCTCGATCCGAATCGAAGAATGCCGAATCCTCGGGCGAGCACGCACTGGCACCCCAGTATTGGGCTTTGACTTCTGGAACAACAACCACGGCGACAGAGACAATGTATCCAGTCTTTTCATCCCGCTTCGGCTTGAATGTGTACTCTTCCCACTCTATCTCTGTGGTTCCGCCAGTCCGCTTGCCATTGACATCTCTTGATTTGATTTTGACTGTTGTGAGCATCCTATTTTTCCTTTCGTAGGACCAGTCTAGCAAATACACACCAAACCATGCAAGAGATATTTTTCTATTTCAACTCTGCCCATGACTCTGTGGATATATGCCCTTCAGCAACTACAGGAACGCACAGTTCTACAGCGTGTTCCATCTCGTAAATCACCGCTTCCAACGCTTCCGCAGCTATGGATGCATCCACCTCGAATATGAGTTCGTCGTGCACAGCCAGCACTGGTTCAATATATGCACCCATACCACGAAATACAGGCAATACACGGTTCCATAGGTTCCTTTCCGCTACCTTTAACGCCTCCGCAGCCGAACTCTGAATGGGGTGATTTATAGCCTGTCTATAAGCCTCTTCGCGAATTCTCGGAACACTAGAATTAACGCCTGGGACATAGCGGCGGCGTCCGAACATGGACTGCACATAGCCGTCACGGCGCGCGGTGTGTTTCTGGCGCTCCATGTACCATTTCACTTGAGGGTACGCTGTTTCCAGCCACAGGTCAATCATCTCTTGACACTGCTCTATTGTCCAGTTAGTGTGACACTTACTTTTCAGTTGTGCCTGAAGACCCTTTGCGGAAATTCCATAAAGCACCCCGAACGACACGTTCTTGGCCGACGAACGCTTGCTGGCTCCGCCATTCTTTTTGTGATCTTCTCGGACCTCATCTTCTGTTATCTTCCACATGAATGCTGTGGTTCGGGCGTGAAAATCTGCCCCCGGTGTACTGAAGATACTGATAAGATTCGGGTCTCTAGAGAAATGTGCAGCAATACGTACTTCAATCTGGCTGAGGTCTGCTCCAATAAACGCACGTCCCGGTTCTGGCACAAACCCAGCACGGATTTTATTGCCGCGCTCACTGCGGGTAGGTATTCCTAGCAAATTTGGGTCCGATGTGCTCAAACGGCCACTCGCAACGCGCGTATATTTCCAAGTTGCGTGAACTCTGTCGAACTCATCTGTCCAGCGGGGCAGCTTTTTCGCGTAGGTGCTACATAACTTGTGCAACTCACGGAAATCGGTGATGTCATTAATGCTCTTGTGCTGCGGTGCTAGTGCTTCGAGTACCTTGTCATTCGTAGACGGCAACCCAGTCTCCGTACGGAACTCCACAGGAAAACCGAGAAGGTCATAAATGACCATTGCAACCTGCTTCGAACTGCTCGGGTTAACCCAAATACCTAAGTCCTTGTGCAGTTTTTCCTGTAGTTCCCGCATTTCGACAGCCAGTTCATCCCCATAATCCAGCATATGACGCCGGTTTACCTTCAATCCAGTAGTCCGCATGCGGTCAATATAGGGCAAAACAGACATATCCAGTTCAGCGAGCTTGGTTAACCCATTTGCATCTATCTTTTTGCGAAGCTTATCGCGTATCCGCAGTGTCGAATCGGCATCCTTAGCACTGTAATTAATAGCAATTTGTTGGTTTTCTATGGTATCTAGGCCGGTTTCAGGCAATGTTCCGATGGCATTTTCACACCTAAAAACGCTCTCTTCGAGGTCTTCAGACATATCTTTCCAGCGTTTTGCCGGGTCTGGCGGGTCATCCGGCACTTTTGGAGACTCTAATTCCCATATAAAGTCCCCATAAACGGTTTCCAGCACCGGCATTACTGGAATTGGAACCTCACAGAGCCATGCCGTCATGTCTTTCGGCAAATCAAGCACTGTTTTATCGACTTTATCGACTCGGACACCCAATTCTTTGAGCCTAGCGGCCCCACCACGCCTATTTCCTATGATCGTGCCTGTGTACATGCCGAATATGTCATTAACAGCACGTAGAGCCCTCTTATGCAGTGCTTGAGGCTGTCTGTAAGTGATAACTTCGTCACTTTCGCGTTCCGGTACCACCGGGTCTAGCCCCCAATCACCGGATGCCACTTTTATGAGGTAGTCACCTGTCAATTTACGCACAGATGGGCCAGTAACGTCCTCGTAGGACTGCATTTTCATCCCAGCGTGCCGAAATGATAAATCTTTCAGGCCCTGCGGTTCCATACACAGGCAATACGCATAGACCATCGTGTCTTCGAATCTGTTGACACGCACCCCCATCTCGCGCAATATCGGCAGGTCGTGCAACGCATTGTGCAGGATGACAACAACATCAGGATGTGCTTGCAGCCACGCATCAAATGCCATTAGTGCGTCTTTCGATGCAATTCGTATGACATATGCACAGCCTTCGTGTGTCGAAAACGACAATCCCCACGGATTATTTCTATACCCTTCCGTGTCTTGACCCATCAATACAGCACTGCAGCCATCGAGGGAGTCCATTACATCACCTGCCGTCAGCAGTTCTGTATAAACAGGTTCTGGGAATGCGTCTTCTGCACGAGGCGGCAATGTACCTTCCAGGAAGTAACGCACTTGCTGAAAATCGTAGACTATTAATTGCTGCGTCTCGTTGTTATGTAGCCCGGCGGCCGGGTGGTAGCATGGCAGGATAACTGTATCTGGGAATCGCTTGCTCTTAAATGGCAGCCCGTGCACTTGGTGCAAGTCACGGTGATTGCCGAGAAAGTACTTTGTCGCGAATGCGCCCAACGGCGCAATCAATTCGGGTTTACAGGTTTCAATTTCCTGCAACAGGGAGGACTCGAAGAAATCAATCTCAGCGGATGTAGGGTTGCGATTCCCGTACGGGTGTACTGGTATTAGATTTGTAACACGGACTTCGCGCCTGCGCAGCATTGCCAGAGGCAGATAGAACTTGTCCAGTTCCTGCCCCGTTCGCCCACAAAACGCACGACCCTGTTCGTCTTCCTCGTGACCTGGGCTCTCGCCAACAAGTAATACGCGGTTTGGTGTCTCCCCTGTAGCCAGTACTAGATTGTGCGATAGTCCTTCGAACTCATGCTCAACGAACAAACACTAGCACCCATACCAATACTGTCCGAACCATACTAGATGCATTGAAATAGTCTCTCCACACGCGGCTCTAATTCACCGCGAGCATTGCGGATATCCGTTCGTGTCGGGATCTCCAGTACGCACCGCCACGGTTCGGGGGCCGCGTACTCTGACACGATAACAGTGTTGTCATGTACCCACAGTCCCATTACGTCCCAAAAAGCCGCCGAGTCCCACTTCCCAGCGGCGGCATAGCCGGTTGTTCCAGCGTACGGCGGATCACAATAGATCAGCTGCCCAGTCGGCGTAACTTGGCGATAATCGCAACTGAAAAATTCTACAGACTTTAGGGATGGTACCGTCTTTAGACAACTGTTGGCAGCATTGGCTGCATAGTTTCTACCGAACTTCCGCTCCAAGCTGCGGCATGCTGTCGCGGTATCGTCCCCATGACCGCTTCTAGCATACCCACCAAACCACTTCCCCGCAAAAGAACACCCAAATCCAATAAACGCTTGCAGATGTGTCTCTACGTCTCCGCGCTTTGCTGCAGCATACATCGTTTCATCAACTTCAGTCGGGGGTTGCCAGCCTTGCTGTAATTCTTGGTACATTACGATTAATGGCATGCATATGTCCGATGCAACTCGCGGTCCGTCGTCGTCCATCAATGCCATTACCCAGGCACCGCCTACAAACGGCTCCCAATAGGCCTGTCCGGGCATCCGCTGACCTTTTAGATATGCTGCTATTCTCTTTGCCGTCCGCGCTTTGCCGCCAAAATATTGCATTTAGAGTTCGCATACACCGGACACACAACTGAAGTCCAGTGCCTGTGAAGTTTCATCGGATTGTTCGTATCTGCATAGCTTCGCCCAGTTTATATCTGGGAACGCACGCACACGTTTTTCGTACTCATCGCTAGTAATGTCTTCATACGGTGCAAGCGGATAGACATGACCATCGTCTTCTTTCGGCAGAAACGATAATCCGCTGATGTAGTCCCAATTTTCATATACGCGCGCACCTAAATCAAGCCACTCATCCTCACCTACGTATATCGTACAACTGACAGAGTGCTCAGCATAGTCCCGCTGATTCATCAGCCAGTACTCGAACTGATCTCTGGCTGTGACATTGTTTCTACAGACAGCACCTTCTGGGGATTTGACAGGGAATTCAAAGACCAATACCGTTGCAGTTTCTGCATCCATCCCAGTCTCCGGGTAGTGAGGTACGCCGGTATCTTTCAGAAGTTGGCTTACAGGGGAATGAACTCCTGTCCTTACACGCCGAATATAGTAAGGTGCGTAGCGGACATGGACACCGCTTGAGCAATCCAATAGTTGCGCCGAGTTGCCGGACGGTTTCACACACGTGACCGCTACGGATTGCGGAAGCCCAAATCTCTCCGATAAAATACGATTAGTCTCTATGGCTGTGAATCGTAACCCGGCAAAAAACACGCCCGCATCCACACGTCGCAACAACTCGCAATCGCGTTGACCTGTAATGTCCACTCCAAGCAGCATCTCTTCCAAGCAATTCGTCTCCCAACCCTCACTGAGATATGGAAAGTATGTAAGTGTCGCTTGGGCAGTTCCAAACATCGTTGCAATACGGACTTTTCTTGATAGGGACTCGAACGTATCGTCTTTTCGCGCAACACAGACCGATAAATTACAGAAACCCTTGTTTCTCAATTTTATTTCTCCGCATGCATTGCATCCGAACTCGTCCCGTGTTCTACGCTCGGGAATGATGCACGATCTATTGAATATTCCACGCTCACCAGTCCCGGATTTTGCCAAATTTAGCCATTCTTCCATAAAAATCCGCGCTGTTGGTTTTTCCTCAAATACACAACTGTTATTTGACATTGCGCGGTGTGGATGCTCGCGCCAGAACTCGCCCGTCTTACACTCGGCCATCTCCTTGTCGTCCAAATCGCTCAATGACAATAGGGCTGCACGCCGTACACCGCCGACCTGTACTATCCAACCGCAGTAGCAGCAGATATCATGGCAATCCACAGATGTAAGTGCACGGCCTTGGCGTGCCAGAACTATTTTTCGTGTAAAATCCAGTAGATTTTTGAGAGGGACATGCCCCGATGCTGTGCCGCCCTTTGTCTTCAACAGCGCGCCCGCAGGCCGTATCTGTGTGTAATCGAATTCGACACCTGTTCCAGAGAACCATGCATGCAGCCCAGTTTTCAGCGCATTACACCATCCTTCGGTACTGTCATCTACTAGATACTTCTGGCGTTTGATGTTTCGCTGTTTTTTGACACGCGGTAAGCGGCTAACGTACCTGTCTTCTACGCTGTAGGCACCGCCAGTGCCACACATAAGCACGTAGAGCAATTCCGAGAATGCGTCAATATTATCAATGACGCAGTAACTGCAGTTGTACGCACCCACATTGCAGCGTTCCAAGGCAGGTCCGGCCATCTGCACAACCCTTAAAGAGGGCAGAACATCCAAGGAGAGCATAGCCCCTTCCATCTGATCCCACTCGGACTGCTCGAACGGTGTACGTGTGCAATTCTTTTTAAGGAAAGACATGACGCGTTCAACTGTTTCCGGCCACGTCTCCCGACGATTCAACTTCGGCATCCATCTAGCGTACTTGTCGTAATACTGAAACAGTTGAAGGGGTGTTTTGAAATATTGTCTATTGGAGTCGAACTTTTCCTGAGTAAGCGCGTCTATGGGACGATCTTGACGTTGGAGTGCTTTGTGTTCGCGGTACATCTGGAACTTGGCAGCTTCTTGCACGTTTCCTGTATCTGTCAGTACTTGTACAATCGTGTCTTGGATGCGCTCTATAGGTATGGCCACCGTTGCTGGCAGGGCTGCCATGACTTTATTTGTCAGTTTTGCGGCAGTAGACTCATTGCTACACTTGCGTATAGCCGACTGAATCTTGTCTGGATTGAAAGTCTCTCTTTTACCGGATCGTTTGATAACTTGCTGTGAAAAATGCAACGCAACATGAGAACTACCCATTATTTTTATTTCGTCCTGGGGGTGGGATTTGCCTTTAATGAGCCGAGGCGGAAACCAGTATGCCACAATGCTACTGTGCTAGTACGATTTTTCGTTATTCCTTCTCTTGTCAATAACATACGAGCAGTGTCGACAGGCGTAGATTGCCCGCAAGAAATCCACAGAAATCTACCCAATAGTTGTCTTCCGCAATGATTGGCCACTCATGCTGAAAGTATGCAAAAACCCAGCCGTATACATATATCCCACAGATCAGCCAAATCAACACAATCCCCACATCGGTAGTTGTCATTGCGCATTCCTTAGGACCGCCTGAGTAAAGACCATTTTCGCATACCCATTATGGGGGCTCTCTCCGAGTGCCAGACTCCGGTCCACAGCAGGCCCGCCACGATTCCACGCCAAGACAGCCAGCGTGTGGTTGCCGTGATACTTCTCCAGTAAATCTACAAAATGGTCCATTGCGATAGTTAGATGTTGCGGTATCGTGAATAACTTGTCAGCAGTGACTGTCTTATCATAGTGCCTTGCTGTTGACATGACCATCTGTGTCAGACCGTAGGCAGGACCACCCGGGTTAAACGCCTTGAAGTTTCCACGAGACTCCACGGCAATAATTGACAGCATCAGATAGGTAAGGTCGCGGTCATTTCTGATGAACCGCCACGTTGGGCAGGAACAGGCATGCTCGCGGAAAGTGGTTCTAGCTAACTGCCGAGTCACCTGCACTATCAATGGGTCAAATCCGAATTCAATTGACAAATCGAGTGTATCTTTCAGGTCCGCTACTTGGGATATCAGTCGCAACAACTGCACAGCCTCTCTCCCTTGCTCTCCCTCAGTTTCTTGGCCCAACATTGCCGGTGCATAAACGACTTCGGCTAGAAATAATAAGAAAGTTACAAGACAAAGTGCTATAATCGCCGCAATTCGCAAGCTACTTGGTACAGGCGCTCTCCATTGAAATTTCATTCCGTCTGCTCCTTCTCAATTTGATGGCCGGGTCTACGTGCCCGTGCAAACTTTCGTAAATGCGTTTCGCCAGACCCGAACCTATGTGCTCAATATCTTGCCAGTCTTTGGTACTTACTGTCAAGGCATTTTCCATTGTCTGAAACTTGTCCGAAAGTACCCCCGAGACATCCCAACCAATTCCCTTTATCTGGAACAGTGCCTTGCGCAGCACGTATTTTGGGTAATCCGGCTCCCCTGGCTCCACACGAACAACTTCCATATCGTAGGACACATTATGAATCTTACTTTGGTCTGGTCGACTCATTGATTTGTGAGAACCCCACGGCTTTTGAAATAGTGAGTATATATTTCTAATCATCTGTACTGTTTCGAAATCTGTTCCCGCCATTTTGACAATACACGGCTTGCCAGCAAGTGAACTGAATGTATTGACCGATGTCAGGAAATTATCAAATGCCGAGTAATGCAGTCCGCAGCCATAGACTGCCTTGCCTCGGTAGCGGACTAGTTGACCGGAGTGTCTATCCGGGCGTGGTATACCCTCAACTAAAAGGAAACACAAATCATAAATCCGCATCATCCCCGGCAGTTGGGTACCGGTGAAGCGCCCAGACTTAATACAAGCGACGACATCGTCTATGGTTTTATACTCTATCCCTATCCACCACTGTGTGTCTTCTGGACCCTCACCGAAGAATGCAATATCCCCCGCATCCAGCATCATAGATTCACACTCGCCCGGGAACTTGGCAATAAGTTTCTCGCTTCCAGCTCTCGGGTCAATATACAGGTTGATAGCTGTTCTCCGTATCAATAACGAGAATTGGGTCTGCAACTGGCCTGTACATTCCATCCAGCACTGAAATGTTAGCAAACAACGTCGGCCACGTCCCGTGATACTTGCGTCTACCGTGCCCCTCGTGAATGTGCCCGAACATGTGCACCTTCGGTCTAGTACGATAAACGGCATCTAAAAGCTCTGGACAACCCACAGGCAGTGGACACGCATCGAAGATTCCGGCTGGTGGACCGTGCGTCACAAGCACATCAACATAGTGCAATTTCGCCCAGTGTGTTTTAGCAAAAGCAGGTTTTGTCATGAATGCCCATTTCATAAACTCTGGAGTCCACGGCGACCCGTAGAAACTCACGCCGTCAATCGTGAGATATTCATCAATTAGCATGGTGATACCGTGTTTCAAGCAGATGTCGCGGCACGAGAATAAGTCACTCTCAACTATCCTATCGTGGTTGCCTGGCACAAATATCTTGTGCACATGCATGTGTCTACCCAGCCACGCCATCTCCGACTCGAACTCATTTCTAGTACCACACGAGCAGATATCACCGGCATGTATCAGTACATCACCATCGGGAATAGCGGGTCTGTACATGTGCGTATCGGACAGTGCACATATGCGCATGGAAACCCTTTCTTTGTATTACCAGACAATAACATCGAGTCCGGCCGCAAGCAGTCTCTGTTCAGCAATAATATTGTAATCAGCATTCTGCTCAATGCCAATATAATTCCGCCCGTTGCGCAGTGCAACCAGTCCTGTTGTCGCCGCACCACTGAACGGGTCAAGAACGAAATCGCATGGTTTGCTGCCAGCAAGGATGCAGTGCTCTACTAGCGCTGTCGGATATGTAGCAAAGTGTGCTCCCTTGAAAGGTTCACTCGTCAGTGTCCAGACAGACCGCCTATTTCTCGTTTCAGGTACATCATAAGTATCGTTCAGTGCATTTCCAGATGGCAGTACACCCGCCCCAGCTGCCTGTCCCTTTGAAAAAGATTTTTTGCCAAGTCTCACACGCTTGCCAGCGGATACTGCGGGCTCCTTTACTGCATCAATATCGTAATAATATTTGTCGGACTTCGCTAAAAGAAATAGATATTCATGTGATTTAGTACAACGGTCCTGTACACTCTCTGGCATAGGATTCTGCTTGGAATAAATTATATCCTGCCGCAAATACCAGCCGTCACCACGCAACGCAAACGCAAGCATCCACGGGATACCGACAAGATCCTTTGGTTTTAAACCGGTCGGGATAGGCCATTTACGATCTGTTACACCCTGAACACTGCCTGTGTTTGTTGTCTGTTTTCTGTGTGTACTTTCGGTAGGGTTCCCACCACGCCCTCCGCCACAATAGGAATCTCCCATATTTACCCACAAAGTCCCATCATCACGGAGAACCCGGCGCACTTCACTAAAAACCATGCCCAAGTGTTCGATGAACATTTCCGGTGAAGGCTCTAGTCCGAGACTTCCATACCACGCACTACAGTACAAGCAGGTTGCTATATTGTCGGACTCTGGCAGCCAATTGTGCGTACAATCGGCATCTCCACCCCACACACTGTCCAAACCGTCTATACGCCCGATACCATCACATTTTAGGCATGCAGGGTCTGGACCAGAAAACTCGCTGGGTGTACCCGTCTGCGACCCTACAAGTGTTGAACTGTCATGCTGTACTCGTGCACGCCTGCAGGAACAAATTGAGTAATCTCTTAGACCGCATTGTTACCAGTATGGAGGACTGGTCACGCAGCATTGAATGCTACAGTTCTCCATACTTTTCAGCACCTCTAGGCTGTTTCCGGTATGCAATATTCCTACCGGGTCACTACTACCGGTCCTTGCACTGCTCAAAGACATTTACCGTTGTGTCTGTAGGAGCGCCCTGCGTTGTATGCCATCTTCGCGAATATAGCTTCAGGTATACGCTCACGGCACTCGAAACCAGCTTCCGCAACACGAATTATAAGATCTGCTTTCTCTTCCTCAATACTTGTAAACGCCGGTATCTTCTCCGACGGAGGATTGCCGTGGCGGAACGCTTCCAATGCCTCGCTAAGTTCACTGTGAGCCAGCGCTATTTCGTCACCAAATGTCCGCTGGGTATCGTAAAATCCGTGTGCGTGTGTATTCACGTTCAGTTCACCCGCAAGCACGTTCCACAGTCGAATGAATTCCTTCTTATCTGCTTCTGTCATAGTCTTATCTTCGATTCATAGGCCACAATCCGTCTGCCTATCCACTCCGCGACTTGGACCGTGACCGCATTGCCCAATGCTCTGTAGCGGGCACTGTCCAGCCCTTCGGGAAGCCCTGCAAAGTCTCGCACTCCGTTGGTGTAAGACGCCGCACTGACACCGTCGATAGGTACGACGACAATGGTATCTGTATCTTCGTCGTGCCGCTTCCACACGGTGCTGGTAAGTGTGCGTGCCCTGTCGCCGAGGATGCCAGTGACTCCAAAGCCGCTTGTAATGGCGTCTGCAAGGTCCGTCCCCGCTTTGCTGCCCGTCGTAGCATCCCAGCGGCTGCTAGCGGACTCAAAAAGAATCTCTGCGGGACACAGCACTCCAAGATACCCGACAATGAACACTCGACGGCGACGTTGGGCAACTCCGAAAAATTGGCTGTCAAGCACGCGCCATGCGACCCCATACCCGCACTTGACCATGAGAACATAGAGGACTTCTGCGAAGTCTCGTCCACCGTTAGAACTGAATAAGCCCGGCACGTTTTCAAATATGAACCATTTGGGCTGTATCTCTTGAAGCAGTCGAGCAAACTCGAAAAACAGGCCCGTTCGGCTACCTTCCAATCCCGCACGCTTGCCAGCAACGCTGACATCCTGGCACGGTACACCCGCAGCGATAAGATCCACCGCTTCGACCATCGAACCTTCGTCTTCGGAGAGCGTAAGTTTTTTAATATCCTCATAGATTTTTGTGTTAGGCCAGTGTGTCCGCAGAATGCTTCTACAAAATGGAACTATTTCACACTGCCACGATATTACCATTCCAGCCCTTTCCAGTCCGAGATCAAACCCACCAATACCGCTGAAGAGAGAACCCACAGTTATAGGACTAGTCCCCATTCAGAAATCTCAGCACACGTGCCTGCATTGGTTCCAAGTCGAAATTCTTGTCCCGCATCGGCCAGTCCGTGTATGTTCTCTTTGCATAACCAAGAGACTCGAAGAACTTTGTGTAATATTGCCTAGACTCTCTGCGCGGCTCCGGTTCTGTGTCCGTTTCTATTGCAAGCATCCTGCGCGTGGAAATGCCTACTTTCGATGCTAGCTTTCTGCGAGACCACCCGCGTTCTGTACGTAGTTGTGCAATTAATTGACCGGATGATGCTAATTCAGGCACGATGTATCATCCAGATGGTCGGCATCGGCAGGACTGATTTCATCCGTCCCGAGAAGTTCGTCTACTGTTGCCTCGGCAAAACCGTACGCCTGGAGGGCCGCTTTTAACAGCACGCCCACAGAGAAAATGTCCAAGTCATCGCGTGGAGTCTCAACAGTGACAGTGTGTTGATCATACTCATCAGTTGTCGGTTGGATTACAATTTTCATAAAACCCCTCAGACCCAGTCTTTATCAGAACTTCCAGCAAAGATTGCCTTGCCAATGTTCGCAAATGTCAATTCTTCATCGTACAACCTGAGACCCATTGAATCTGGTGAATGACGTGAGTCCATAATCTGTCCACAAAACCTGACGAGCCGTCCGGTTGTCTCACTGGGTTCCGTCAAATCCTCGCGCCATAATTCAATGACCGCCTGAACTTTATCGTTAACTACTGCACAGCCGTCCATCTCATAAACACCAGACGCCCGCCACTCTCTTTTGCCCTTGTCGTTCTCTATAGTCTCACCCTTGTCTTTCATGTGATGAATCCATATAACACTGCCATGGCTTGAGAACCCATCATCCATGAGCTTAGCAATAGCACGCTTGACCTGCACATACGCCAACTGTGGTACTTGTTCCAGTCTACCGAAGTCTGCGAGCCGTGCCAACTGATACAGGTCCGTTCCCGTATCTATGACGGTCGTCTCCATATTTGCGATAGAAGCGTAATAGGCAGCATAGAACTGATCCATTGCCGGACTTGCTACAGCTTGAACAGCATCAGCCACGGCTTTATTGTACTCACGCTCACCATCCTTACCGGATTTGAAGTCTTCTGGGTTTGGATAAGACGGCGATTCCATGCGAATCTTTGCTATCTGAATTCCATCAAAAGAATCTGCGCCATCGGGGATGAAGCTATCAACAACACCCTCTTCGCCACCAATCTCGACAGATATATATCCCAGGGGCTTACGTGCAGTCAGTGCCAGTCTGGTCTTACCTGCAGATTTCTTGATGGACTGTATGTTTGCAACCAGCCTGCGCGGTGACCTGCGCACAGAGCAAAACCCTGCCTTAATTATTTCTGCTTTGTTCACGTATGTTTCCTTTTATAAAGTATTTGTGTACTCTTACTATCCATCCCGTTGTCCGGATTCGAAAGTGTATTTGCCCTTGTGCGGCATTTACCGTGGAGAACGCCGCACTGCGGCAAACCCGGCTGCTGAAATCTCGCTCCTATTCATCGGCTTTCTCCTCTACTGCGATTGATGCCTGTAATGAGTGAGCAGCCTGCGGGGAATTTCTAGCCACGTAACTATCAAAGCCCTCATTTTCTATTTCGTCTATCATCGCCCGCACCTTAACCTCAGCCACTTCCTTCGATAGGTCATCCTTGTCAGAACTGGCAATGAAACTCTGATGCACAATTGGCGATCTCGTATAACAGAGACCGTATCGTGTTGCTGCGACGGATATCTTATTTCCTGTAAGAGGTAGCAGATACATATTCCACCCTCTGTATACTGCATACTTATACGTTTCATCGTTTGAATTCTGGTTATCCATTGAAAGCTCCTTGCGGCACTGCATCATTCAGGAATTGCTTGATATCACTCTTCCAAGCCCCATGACGCCCAACTACCAAACCAAATTCCTCCAATTGATGGCTACGTAGATAGTAACCATCAGCGTCGTTACCGCAGTGATACAGTTCATGGTCTACCAGTGCCTTCTTTGCCTCTTCTGACAATTCTTGCCATATGTCGTCTTCAAAGTCAATGATGAACACATACGGGTCTTTGCCCTCAAGCTCAAACAGTGCCTGCATCTTTGGCGACACCATCGAAGTTCGTGCCATTGTAATTTTCTTGCCTTCGCGCACGGCAGCCTTACGCTTGCTGTCCTTGACCTTCGCTATGTAGGCAATCTTGCAGCCTATAAGATGCGGATGATTCTCTTTGATGATCTCCACAGCCAGTGCTTCTGCTTCGTCATTCTTGATATATTCCATGTGTTACTCCATACCACTTTCTACAAAATCATGCTAATCCGAGCTTACGGATTGTTCCCGCATTGTTCACTATGTTTTCCCATGTGTCATCAATCTCTTGTTGCGTGTATGTCAGAAGATACTCGCGCCACTGAGGGATTCCGTTTGTATAATCACCCCTACTGAAATAGACTCTGAGCCTGCATGTTGTCAGATTCAGCCCTTTGAGATACCCGGGTATTTGGTAGCTAGTCCAGCGGCGGAATTTCTTGTCTGTAATTGCAGTGTTTGCACTCTTAGATGTATACTTGTACTCCTCCAAACAATCATCAACCAAATTAAACCCATCTGGTGTCATCCATATACCATCAATGCACATCTCCCCAGGCCGTATGACGTCTGGATTGCGTATCTCTGCCAGTGCTCCCGTGAACAGCCACTCCCACAATTCTTCTGGTCTACTTTCGGTTAACCTAACCAGCACACGTTCCCAGAGAAATCCTCCGCATGCATAAGCGTGCCCGTCATCGGACAAGTCACCGTCACGAGCTGGACCTTCTGGGTTCTCAATGAAGTCAATAACCTGTGATAAGTGCAGCCCCTTGGCACGAGACACATAGCGTTCCGCACTAAACCACCGCGAATCAATATTGATTTGTTTTTCAGTGAACTGCAATCAGTGCATGCACAAGTGGGAGAGATGTAAAACATCTCTCCCGAAGTATACGTAATTTACAGAGTCACAGTCGTACCGTCAAACTTCCACGGTGCGTTTGTGGAACTCAGGAATCCCGGTTGCCGCAACAGTGACAGGATTGCACTGCGATTCGGATGGGCCTTCCACGTTGCATTTCGAATCACCGCACCGGCAATTTGTGCTGGAGCAAGACTCTTGCTTGTCGTCTCTTCCAGAATATCCAGTAGAGCCGCTTCTGCCAGAGATGCAATCTCACTGTTCTGTACTGTACTATCTGCGGAAGCCACAGCAGCCTGTACCTGTGCATTCACAGTAGTCTGTACTTGGGCGGCTGCGGGTGACGACGCTACTGGTTTCGCGGCACTCTTCGGCTTGCTGGATTGTCCTCCAGACACAGCCCCAGCACCTGGTGACTCCATACCATCAATATAGTCCACCAACAGAATCGGCAAGGAGTCTTCGTGCATCCCGGCTATCTTCTGTTTTCGTACATGAACTCGCAACCCAGCGAGTGCGGATACACCCACCTTGTTGATCTGGTCGATGACATTTGCACCGCCAGCATTCTTGACAGATGCCAAAAACAGCATCGCAGGTGCAAACTTGTAAGGTCGCGGAGGGTTACGCCCTTCTTCCACTTTCCTTGCACGCACTTTCACGCCATCCTTGGATATAACAAAGAATCGCGTGTCGCTGTACTTGTACTTTTCCTCGTACATACGTGCGCCTTCCTCGCTCTGGTCTCGCTTGAAGGACACAATCAACTGAATGATTGGCTTCGAATCGGGCGGGTATGTCCCATCTTTACGCTGGAAATCAACCTTGACGAACCGCGCACCGCCAATGGTCGCAGTCTCATCTTGCATCTTTCCACTTGATGCATTCTCTGGATCTAAATCGACATCACTGCCATTTTCATCGTCGTCTGGCAGGTTCCGTAGGTCTTCTGCAGTAACATCGTGCGATACCGCACTGGCAGTTCTTGACGGCGGTCCCGATGCCGGTCCACCCGGTCTACGAGCCGCAGGTCTTGCTGGTTGTTTTGACATAATATATACTTTACTTGACTCTCCTATCTGAATTAAGAGTAACTAGTACTCTTTTTGGACACAGCATGGATGTACGCCCACACCAAACTTTTGCGAAGTAGATCCATCGGCGTTCATAGATACAGCGGTTCTTCGTTCCTTATCTCATCACGTCTTATACACTGCACTTCTGGCGGCATAAGTGCAACACGTTTTCTCAATGCAGCACACTCTGTACAAACATAAGGCTCTTCGAGACTCGGCTGCCCGTGTACCTCTCCGCATAGACACTCGAACTTCAATACAATCTGACAGTCATCACACCGGCACATACGGCACACAAAGGGGACGCGTACGTGCAATGCCTGGAATTTCCTTTTCCACAATCTGCTGCACCGGCTGCAGGGGATTAACAATCTCCACCAACTGCAAAATGTGCCAACGGCGGCGGATTCGGCACAGCATCCACACGCTGAAATGCTTCCAGAAAATACTGTGGGAAAAACCGCTTGTACCGCCGTAGGAACCACTCTATCTGATCATCCAATATAAAAGTCTCGCTGAAGTCTTCCGGGTCGCGATTGGTACGTCCGTATAGCTGAATTAAGTCCTGTGCTGTCAAGTAATTGAGGTAGTCTGGGTCTTCTTTTGCTTGAGCACAGATAATAGTACCGCGCGCATCTCGAAACGGGACTTTCCCGATTATTTGAAATCGGGCTGTCGAAAAGGGAAAATCGAACCCTGTGCCAACCGAAGGTGAAACCAAAACTGCTGGTGCCTCTGCTTTTCTAAATGCTGCAACCACATCGTGCGTATTACCCGTGGTATTAGGGTACATTATATTACGGAACCTACTATAAGCAAGTAAGTACTTCTGTTTTTCGAAACTAACGGTATGAATAATACCCTTGCGGTCCATTCGACGTGACAGTATATGATCTATACGCACAACCCAACTGCGCAAATCATTCTGTTCAGACCGGTGATTGAGTTTGACTGTAGGTACCCAATAAATTGGCCGACGCTTCACCGGAAATGTCGATGGATATTCTGTGTAATTACATACGGAATGGTTTAGACCTAGTAACTCCGCTGTCTTTGGCCGGACAGTGGCACTTGTCAACACTACACGAGGTATGCTAAGAAACAAATGACTCTCCGCATACCGTTTCACCCATATCGGCGCAATACGGGTGGTACCGGACACACTGTCTGTTTCGATAGTCCAATCATCGGACGATTCCGATAATGTCTGAAACTTGCCTTCCAGCCGTTTCCAGAAACGTAATTCCGTAGCATCCGGCAGGTCTGTGTCGTACAAGAACATAACAGACCCATCCGAACCGGTAGTACCTATTTTCGCACCCTGTGCAAAAAATTCCAGTTTGCCTTGTACTTTTTGTAACTGCACACGACTCCACATGCGCCAATTCTGCAGAGGTGAGTCCTCTCTCGGAGGTACAGACCCCATCTCTTTAAACTCTTTCTCTGTTAATTCCACGGATAACACACTTGACAGAGCCTGTGCCGCAGCATGGCACTCATCGAATATAACCATATCGAACTTCCCGAGACCTTGGCCATATTTGTTTATTGTTATCCAGTAAGCGTAATTAGTTTGGACTAATTGTGACGTACAGGCTTTTCGGTAATCGTCAAAGTAATAACAGCCTGTGTCTTTCAAACTGCACCGAAGCCCAGACATACAAGGACCGATATCGCATGTTGGACGCCCCCAGCGTTTTGTCCAAATATCCTCGAATTCACCGCCCTCTGCCAGTGCTTGGCACGTGTAGTTCTGGAGTCCTCGCATATCGAAGAGGCCGATAGAACTGAAATCGACATTCAGCTGGTCTTGTAAGCCCTTAGTGGCCGTGACTATCGCAACCCGCTTCCCGAGCGCAATTGCGGCAGTGCAGTATGCAAGCGACTTGCCAGAACCCACGGGTGAGTTGTGAATGCTAAAACGGTAAGGGGAGTCCAGAATGTCCCAGAAAAGTTTATCCTGGCCATTGCGCCAAGCCACGTACTTCTCTGGTGCCCCGAACTCCCTTGGGGGAGGTGTTGTAAGGGGAGGTGTTGTAATCAGATACTTGCTTCGATGCACTTTTCGGTGTCGGTAAGTTGTGACCTAGCGTCAGTTGTCTCTAATAGACACTCTAACGGTTCCAGTAATTCAACGAAATCGGCAATTCGTTCTCTAGTCCACCTGTGTACATCGTTCAAGTGTGCCACTATCTGCACGCCAAAATCCAGCATACCGCAGACCGGGCATGTCTGATTGACACTCAACACACGCTGCCACTCCACAGACAGCACGTACCCTCGGGTTGTGTAACTGCCCAGACGACCATTAGAGGACCACTTGGGCCCATCCAGTTCAACTACTTCTGCTCCTATTGCGTAGAGTGCTGCCCCAAGTGCACACGTCGCTTTAACACCCGGTCCAAAATTCAACTCACCAAACTCCTGCTGCGTGGACGCAGCACCCAATCTAATTGCTTCACTCAATCGCATCATACAAAGAAACTCCTTTCGATTCGACATTAGACTCTACGAACTTCACACACTGACAATCTCTCTCATTGCATCCGGCAGTCCAGTACTCTTCAGTATCTTCAGTATAGGACACGCGATGAACGCCTACATCATGTGTACACAGACACAGCACATCATCATGTCCTGGCTGACGCAGTACTTCGCTTTTGTGTACAGGCTTGAGACGTGCAGGTTTCGTCCTAGGCACAGATTTAATCCACCTCATTTGTACTTCCGTTTAAAGCAGAAAAAACAGTAACTACAGTACCTACTGGATGGGTCCGGGTGCACAGCCCAAACATGAAAGAACCCCCAACAGAACTTGATGCAATTCCAGATATTAAATCGCGGCAGATCAACTCTCTTTTCGTGCGGCATCTATAATATCCAACCATTCTACAAATTTGCGGTCTATTTCAGTGACCACATACTCTTTCCAGAAACTGTCAGGAACTTCATCAAAATAGGATCGCAACTCTGCAACAAACGATATAGCTTCGTCGTAAGCACCCTTTTCGATATACCAGTGAACACGGTCCCCGGCGCGCTCCAGAAGCTCCATAGATTCGCACTGTAACTTGTCCCGCAGGATCAGTGCATTTGCTGATTTTATGGCCCCGAGCAGTGTTGGTGCCGGGTTCCACGCGCGCAGGCGTTCGATACCCGCAATACAGCAGAATCGAACAACCTCCGAAACGGAATTGAGCGGGTACCTGGAATCCTCTGCAATGTCTTCCATTTCTTTCTGCAGTGCATATTCGCACCTCAGATTGATACGTCCTCTAGAATCCTGCATGGACACTGCAGAGTCAAATTCTTTCTCGGAAATAGATAGACTGTCCGGCTGGTTATTGAAATCTGGCATTCATTAAACTCGCGAACTGTGAGGAACTGCGCAGACAGGATTCAACTTGCCCGGCAAAGCGTAAATCGTGGGCAGAAATCAAGTGAGATAGTAGCATGACGCCGTTAGCTCTCGTCCACACTGTCCAGTAACGTCCTAACGGTAGATGGGCTCAATACTAGCTGTTGGGCAATCTTATTTGCTTGCATACCAGACATAGAGAGTTTAAAAACCTGTGCACGCAGTTCGGTGGCCAGAGTCAGTTGATCCACAGATGCTTTCTTTGTCAATTTCAGGTACGGATACTGCCGCAATTCTTTTGTAAGAAAACGCCCGAGTTTTATTTCAGCCAATTCGATAAACGACATTGCACACGTCCTGCGGCCATACTCAATAGATTCCAATAAAGACAGAGACATCTTCATATGCCTGGCAAATTCCGGGCGCTTCATTCTCATCCGTATACGAATTGCACGCAGACGTTCCCCTTTGATGTAGGGGGTTGCATATTCAGCATTTATCTTAGTGTACGACTTTATGTACTTTTTTACCCTCCGCATGTGCGAACGCAGAACGCCCTTCTCTATCCGTTTCGGATCAAATTCCATTTATTTCTTGTGAAGTACGCTTAATTCCGTGATCCTAGTTTTGGAATCCAATTCTACCGTTCCAGCACCAATTTGCAGGACTTTCCTTTCTGCAAGCATACGGTACCAGCAGGCATCAATCCGAAACAAATCTCCCTCTTTCAAGTCACGTACTCGCAATGATTTTACCTTGGCAATCATTTTAGTACATCCTGCCAGTTACGTTTGGTGTCTTTGACGGTAGCCACACCCAGAGTAACGGCAACTATCCACCATAGAAGACCACCTAGTGCCGGGGAGAGTACCCAAAACCATGACCAATTTATATAGCCAGTCAGCTTTAGTGCTACAAACAACACTTGGAAGGAATCGCCGACCGTGAGTCCGGTTTTCTTGGCATCTCATTTGACCGTAAGCATGCACCATTCTCCTTTCTGGTATAATTGGCATCAACCATTATGACAGACAGTTCCATGGAGAACAAATGAAATTTCATAGAATGTTTGCAGTGATTTCTTTTTGTATGCTTGCGACCGCTGTAGCACCCGCACAAATTCCCGCAACGCTTGGCTGGCATCAAATACCGAATACCAAGCTCGGACCTGTCTGTCCGGTTGACCCGGCGGTGCAGAGCGTTCTTGGCTGCAACGGAGTGATCGTTGCATGGAACAGTGGAATCGCCGACACAACAAGAAGCCGTCTCGTATTGTGGGGAGGGGGACATAACGACTACTTCGGCAATGAACTCTATGCGCTTGATCTGAACGCCTTGACGATGTCGCGGTTGAACAATCCGAGTCCAGTTGACAATGTCGGAAGTTGTCCGGAGACCTATCCCGATGGGAGACCTAGTGCACGTCATACGTACGATTCCCTGACCTACATTCCAACCGTTGACAGGATGTTTTCATTCGGAGGGTCAAAATCCATCTGCGGCGGTGCATCGCAGTCAACGTGGACATTTAATTTTGCCACACTGCAGTGGCAAAATATGAATCCCGGTGGAACACTCCCTCGTGCAGAGTATGGTGTGGTTGCCGACTATGACGCTAGCACAAACAGCATTTTCGTCCACGATACGGTGAACTTTAGTCGTTATGATATAGCATCGAATAGTTACACAAGACTGGCTAGTAACGTCGCTACAGACTATCAAACATCTGGGTTGGTTGATCCAGACCGAAAGTTATTTATTATGATGGGCACTGGGCAGGTTCGCGTATTTGATATAAGCGCAGGCAGTAACTATGCGATGCAATCGTGGGATGGACAGGTCAGCGGGTGCGGCGGCCTCGTGTCCACAACCTATCCCGGTCTTGCCTACGACACCGCACAAAAGCGAGTTATTGGGTGGGCTGGCGGCAACACGCTCTACACATTCAACCCCGATACAAAAAGCTGCACAACAGCGTCTTATACTGGCGGACCCGGACCGGCACCAGGCCAGGGAGTTAACGGTCATTTCCAGTATTTCCCGAGCCAGAACATTTTCTTGCTAGTCAATGGACTCGATGGACAGCCATTTCAAAATGCTTATGCACTTCGCTTGACACAAGATACAGTTACTCCACCACCTCCACCTCCACCACCGCAGACATC